GCACGACGAACAGCCCGTTACTAAAAAAGAAATCACGAAGTTCAAAAACGATCATGCTAAAGAACGGGAACTGTCGGAAATCATCTACAACAATCAATGTGTTGGCAAATCGGTTCAAAGTGTGATCAACTTTGGACAGTCTTTAATAAAGCCTGTAAAAAAGTGAGGGTTGGGGACGGGTTGGGGACAGGGCTAAATACAGGTAACTTTTAAGGCCTGTACTATGTCAAATAAATCCTACTATCAACTCTACAACCATGCGTATTCGTTCTCCCAAAGTAAAGTAAACTCGGGCGGCGTTACCTTTTCGCTCCCCCAAAATGACTATGGTATTTACGGGCAGCATGTAGATGCTTATTTCAACACCATCTCAGGCAGCGAGGGAGCCACAGGAAGCCTCTCTGTGTGGTTTGTGTCTGACAAGGGGCTAACTTACTACACACACTCTCTGGGGGCTACAGCGGCGATTACGGGCTATGTACAGAGCCGCTTCCCTGTCACCCCATCCAGTACAGGTCTTGGTCTAATTGACTTGAGGGGTTCCCCCGATTGGGTCAACATTGTTGGAGACGGAATTCTAGGCCCAACTAGAGGATCCACGGGAACAGTTGCAGGTACAAACACAACACAATATGTGAATGGAATCAAAGCAGTCTTTGGAGTCCTAAAAAACCAATACCCAAACATAGATTGGGCGATTGCAGGTCTGCCGCATCTTCCATATCAGATGGCATATGCACCACCAATTGGTCAATCTCCAATTTGGGATCCATCTCTTACCAACAACGGTAATTACACCTCGCCATCTTGGTGGGATCCACAGCATCCAACTGGAAGTAGCGCGTCACCGTTTTATGATTGGGACAATGTACCCACGACTCTCCAATCCTTCTACGAACAAATCGTGACAGCGGGTGTGCAGAAGGTGGTATTTGACAATTGTGCTGTCGATTGGATATGTCCCGATATTCGTGTACCCCACACAGATGGACTTCCCTTCTATGAGTATGGATACAATCCAAACGCAAACTACAAAAGAAATAGAAGAGTCTGTCAACTGTCGTGGAGCAAAGCACAAAGTCTTTTGGTTAAAAGCAATGCGCTAATATCACCGATGTACCCCTCGCGCAGATTGAATCGATTTGACGATCCCGAATCAATATACAATGTAACTGAATATAAACGCGAGGGTGGGTATTACAACATCGATGGAACTTCGTATCAAGGAACAACTGCAAATGCAGCAGAGGGATACTATCCCGACATAACATTCCGACACGACATGATTCAGGGAGCAGTTGATGGTTTCGTTAATGGATTTGTATTTTATGATCCAATGCCTTCGCTTATTGACATTGCATGTACAGCAGATATTGGTATAGGTGCTACAGGATATGATGCACAGATCAGAGCAAGAAACTTTTTTTCTTCTCTGTTGTATGGTGGGACATATTCTGATGGGTATACCCCTTCCGCAATTGGGTACACAGATCCTTGTATAAAAACAGATCTGCTTCGCTTTGGTGGAAAAAACACAGTCGCATATCTAAATGAAATTCGCGAAAGTGTGAACTTGGCAGGTCATGGAACAACCGTGCATGTAGCAAAAGCACCATCCAATGGTTGGATTCGTGGTGCGAATAATCCAGTTGGAGATCAATTTACAACTCGATCACAGCAATCAACAAATACGACTGCGAGTGATGCGGTATACAACAAACAGTCTTGGGGATTTGTCAACGATGAACCTGTTACAAGCAATTGTAACTGTCCAAATCCATGTAAAACCGATCCAGAGAATCCATTTGGAAGTGGTGGTGGGAATCCTTCCACATGTTGTTGTATTAAATTTATTGAATGTGACTATCCAGAAGGAGATGGGTGTTTTGATTGCCCCCCGATCACAATAATTGGTGAACCAAACACAGAGGGGCCCTGCAATAAATTTGCAGAGTGTGCGGATGACTGTGTTCCAACTTCTATCAATGTAGACTCAATGATTGGTGACTATGCATGTGGAAACGATTGTGTTCGACAGGTGACAGTTAGCAACAGTTGCCAATGTATAACTAATCTTGAATTTGGAACTGCTGTGAGTGGAACTGGTGGGCCAGGTGTTGGATGTTTCTGTGCGTCGAATGATTGTAACGGGCCAGGCACAGGCACCCCTTCTGCTTGTATGGCAAGCGGGTTTACATTGCAACTCAATGGTGGTGAGCCAACAAGTAACTTTGTTCTTATACACGATGTCACCAATTACAGAAGATCCAATGGTAACAGATTCATTGTAACAAGAAATCAAAATGAGATGACAAAAGACTGGAAAGGGGTTTATAGCCCCATCATCAGAAATAAGTCATATGCAACATTCATTCAATCAGCAGATACTATTCTAAATCCATTGGTATCCGTTGCTGCATTGCGAACACAATCAAATAGAGAACCATTGCGGCACTTGCCCAACCAATATTTCACAACCTAAATACAGATAGAAAGGAGAACACAAATGGAACATATTTTAGGAACAATGTGGTGGAGTGTATTGATGTTTGTTGCAGGTGCCCTCGTGGGTGTACCCGCGTGGAAGTGGCTATCTACAAAGATGCCATGGAATAAGTGACTTGACAACACCTCATCTGTGGTGTATAATTTTGAAATGCTATTTGGAGTGACCACACCACGATGATCAAGTTCAAGAAGATCCGTTGGAAGAACTTTCTCAGCACGGGAAACACCTTCACGGACATTCAATTCGATAAGACTGAAACCACCCTCATTTTGGGGGAAAACGGGGCTGGTAAGAGTACTCTTTTAGATGCTCTTACTTTTGTCCTTTTTAACAAGCCATATCGAAGTGTTAATCTCCCTCAGTTAGTCTCCTCAGTAAACGAGAAGGACTGTATCGTTGAGATTGAGTTCTCGGATGGAAAGTCAGACTATAAGATAATTCGCGGTCATGCACCCAAAGTCTTTGAAATTTGGAAAGATGATAAGCAACTAGATCAGGATTCAAAGTCAAAAGACGGGCAGAAAATGCTTGAGGAATCAATCCTCGGCATGAACTACAAATCATTTTGTCAAGTTGTGATCCTTGGATCTGCAAACTATGTTCCTTTCATGCGACTTACGGCAGCGGAACGAAGGGCTGTTGTTGAAACCATTCTTGATATTGGTGTGTTCTCGTCTATGAACATACACCTAAGAGAAAGAATCAGCAGCAATAAAGAAGAATTGCAGCATGCAGAATCTGCTCTAGTGCTTGCGCGTGAGCGTGTCTCCACTCTAAAGCGAATGTGCGAGGACGAGAAGAAGCGCAGCGACATCGACGAAGCGTGGGAATTAGAACAAATTGATGCTGCTAATAAGACAATCGAAGCAGCAAAAGAAGATATAAAGCAAGCAATCGCCAATATATCGGAGTTTACCGAAACGATCTCTGATAGTGATAAGATAGCAACTACCCATGAGAAATATGGTCAACTAAAGTCTCAGATTCAGAAGAAGGTTCAGTCTCTCGGAAAAGAGATTTTGTTCTACGAGAAGAACGATAGTTGTCCAACATGCTCACAAAAAATTGCCGATGATTTTAAACAGAGCGCAATCGAACGGGGCAAGAACAAGATTGGTGAAATGGATAAGGCCGTTGCGGATCTTGTAAAAGAAATCGACATTACCGAGAATCGATTGACAGAGATTCAAGAAGTGATGCGGCAGATCAATACATCAAACACGCTGATAATGAAAAAGACGAACGAGATTGAATCTACCGAAAAGCACATAAAAACGATCACATCGAAGAAAACCTCAAAGGTTGGCAATGTTGCCGATGATCTTTTGGTTGCTATTACATCCGAAGACGAGGCAGTAGAAGCAAAAAGAGATTTGATCGAAGAACAACACTATCTGTCGTTGGCGGGAACTCTACTAAAGGATTCGGGTATCAAAAGCCGAATCATCAAAAACTATATTCCTGTAATCAATGACACAATCAACAAGTATCTCGCACAGATGAACTTCTTTGTCAATTTCAATCTCGATGAAGAGTTCAACGAGACGATCAAATCACGACACCGTGATGTGTTTACATATCCATCGTTCAGCGAAGGCGAAAAGAAGAAAATTGATTTGGCATTGCTTTTCGCATGGAGAGCAATTGCATCCACGAAAAATTCTATCACAACCAATCTACTGATCCTTGACGAGATCTTGGATGGTAGTTTGGATGATCAGGCAACAGAAGCATTCCTCGACATTATGGCTAATGGGAAGGCGGGAACAAACACCTTCGTCATTAGCCATAAGCCTAAGGAAATACTTCAGGATAAGTTTGACCGCTGCATTCAGTTCGTAAAGCGTGGAAACTTTAGCAGGGCGTTCTGATCACTCTGTAATCAATCGTAGAGGCGGGGCTTCCACGCTTCTGTCTGGAACTACAAGACCAGATCCAAAGTTTTCGTTGTATTCGTTAACCAACTGAACTCTTGGAACTGCAACGAATGCAACAGCCTTCTCAGGAAGTTCCATGTTATCCGTTTCGCAATATGGTAGCCACGGTGCCATTCCCAATTTTCCGTTGCCCATTGGCAGGATGATGGCGGGGGATTTGAGTAGCCAAGTACCCGAGGTTTTGGAATTCTCCAATACCTTGCTGATTACTTCTTCACCCGAATTCAATCTAAACAGTTTCACTTCGCTCATGATAATATCTCCTATGGACAAGTATGTAGGCTATACAGTAAAGTCCACAGACACGGTTGTTCCAATTTCGTTTGTTGTTTCAGTTTGTAAGTACGGTCTATTTGTGAACTTCTCGCCACCACTTTCGCTGAACTTTACACCAACTCCCTGATCCTTATTAACAACCATTCTTTTGCGTGAGGTTGTTGGTGATACGGTTCCAAATTCAACGGCAGGATATGGATATGTCTCATTTGTGTCGTTTTCTGATCTAACAGGAACAACCGATACCACACCCTGTCCTACTATTCTTAAGTACGCATTTAAAAAAGATAGTGGAGACCAAGATTGTCCCCATGGGAATTGTATTTGTTTTGATGATCCAATACCAACCCCTCGAAGTAGAGCAAACGAAATATCCGAAAGTGGATTGGAATAGTATGTGTATCCTGCTCCCGAAACCAATCCAACAAACACAGGATTATCTCGATAGTAAGTGATTACAGGACTTCCAACATCACCCCGCACAACTGCTATTGTTCTTTCGGTTCCATCTGTCCCAACCAATTCATGGGAAGCCGAAGTGGGTATGTGTGAGCAACTATTCGTCTGTTTGAATGTCAATCTTGGCAAAACAGATGGGTTGAAATCAGTCTTGTTTATCGGAGGGCAGAACATCCCGTGGTGACCCCGCGCCTCTTGACCTATAGCCAAAGCAAAGAAAATTGGGTCTGTGCTGTTGATATCAATAATTCCGATGGGCGTAATGTCATTGGACAACGCCTGTGCAAAGGTGATGATCTTGATATCGTTAAAGTAACTTGACAGTTCTTGGTACTTCAGAAGAACATCGGACGATGAGTTTTCATCGATGAATCCGATTGCATCCCACATCTGTTTGAATGTTGAAACGCTTGTAGAAGCGGTAGCCGTTGTTAGTCCCGATGCCTCTGAATAAAACTTAAGATTGGAAACATCGATGTCTGCTTCTGCCGACACAATAGCATGTCTTGGTGTTATCAATACTGCTGAAACCCCTTTGCCACTATCGGTAAACATGCTATATGGAATCGGTCTTTTGGCTCGGTCTCTAATATTCAGCCAAGAGTAGTTCAGCCCCTCGTAAGGTGTATCTTTCATGAAGGTGGGGTTGATAGGTTGAACAAAATCAACTCGCATCTTTGGTTCACCCGCATACTTGAACATGTCTTGCTTGTAGGGGGTATATCCCTCTTCGTAATATCCACCCTTTAGATTGCCTTTACAGTCTGTTCCGTCCATCAAGTTTACTGCGGTTGCCCCTTCACAAATACACTCAATCTCTTTGGTAAATCCCTTGAACGGGCCTGCATAAAACCTCTTTGCACCACTTGAGATTCCGCTGATGATCGATCCTTTGATAATGAATGAGTCAACGCCCATGTCGGCGGTGACTCCTCTGTCTGTAATCGGGCGTAATCCGCTGCTCACCGAGGGAAAGTACTGTATTAGAAAATTGCTTTGATATGGGTATACAAAATCCTTATTGACACTTAAGACTGAGTTTTCCTCAAAGACTTTAGTCTCTCTAGATTGCTCTGCGATATAATTGCCGAATATGGTGTTGCCTATGCCAGCATAATCGTGTGTGTATTTGTTTCCTGCCAAAATATGGTCAGGTGGGTATGAAATTTCCAAGTTTTCTCCGTGGATAAACTGTTTGGAAAAGTCACTTGTGACGAAGTTGTCGTACCCAAGCAAATTGTTGGCGGCAATTACAGTCGCCTTCTTTTGATATCCAAATATCATGTGATACCCCCCATGCCCCAATTTGCGTTTTTTAGTTTTCCAATTTCAACACGGGAGGGAGACTTGTTCTTCAATTGTCTTACAGTAGGCTTCTTTGCCTTGTCTGCCTTACCCGTCCGAAGAGACATAATTGTGGTGGTGTCTCCACTACCACTTGTAGGAACAGTACTCCATTCCTTGATGTCTTGAATCAGCGTGTTGAAGTGCTTGGCCATTTCATCGTATTTAGCCCTGCAAAGATTCGCTATAAATTTCCCGAATCAGAGTCTTTAGTCGTACAGGATCTTGCAATCCCTGTATAGTGTCAATTTCATCGCAAATTAGACTAAGTGTGTCTTTTGACACATCTACAACCATATCGTTCTTGTTTACTTCCTTTTCGGTCTGATCTGTGATACTGACCGAGTGTGCTGGAGCATCGTTCAGTCGATCCAACAGGTTGTCAAACATGATTGGTCGGGTCTTATTCTTGACCAAGATGCGGACAAAGGTGTTCTTATACTGCTTACAGTTAAGAATATTGTAGTCCTGTTTTGTATCGTCGTAGTCGATCTGCTGAAATATCTGCTTTGGGTTTTCGATAAACTCCATCTCTCCCGTGCGTGGGTGTAGGATGCTAAATCCTTTGCGCTCGTTCAAGTCGCCGAAAGTCATTTGATACTGTGTGCCCAAATAATGAATATTCGCTCTGCTGTGGCGACAATGAAAGTGACCGCTGTACACAGATTCATAACTGCTAAACAAATTTGGATCTATACCATCATGGTGTTCAACACCCCGAAGCACTTCATACCCACGCACCTCAAAGTGTCCCATAAGTACGCGCACGGGCGCGGACGCGATGAACTTCAGACATTCATCAGCATTGTCCTTTGTAATCCAAGGAACCATACCAATGTTCATCTCCCCCAAATCCAATACAACAGGATTTTCGTGGATGTGGATATTTGAATATCCCGAGAACAGTTCATTCACAGAATTGAGTCGGTTGGTGTTCTTAAAAAACACATCATGATTGCCTAGAGTGATATCCATCTGAATGCCCATTTGTTTGATGGGTTCTAGGAACCTAGTCCGAACTTGACTCAGGGTGTGAAAATTCACAAACTTGCGGCGATCTAAAAAATCACCCAAGTGTATGATTCGCTTGATCCCCCTATCTTCTAGAATCGGGAAAAACTCTTGTTCCCAAAACTCCATGAAATGTTCTAGAAAGATCGGGTTGTCGTTTCGGGCACCAAAATGTGTGTCGTTGATAATTGCAATCATTTGTCTTCCATCACATCGTCCAAGTTTGTTTTTTCATCGCCTGAGCCTTTGCTTTTGCGCTTTTTCTTTTTCTTGGGTTTGAGTGATTCTGATGTTGGGCTGTTCTCCGCAATAAAATCGGAGAATGGACTTTGACCCGCTTCCCCGTACTTCAAGTGTTCGCCCTCCATCCAATTTCGAAAACGACCTGTTGGATCATTTTGCTCGAAGCATTTCATCTTGATATACATTTGCTTTTTCTCTTTTTGAATTCTACGAAGAAAAGCATAATAGATGATCTGTGTGAAAAATGCGAATGGGTTCCTAGACTTTTTGGGATCAAAGTTGGTTACATACATGATGCAATTCTCAACTGAATCCGACACCATTTCGTCCTTGTAGGTGTAGTTTGCAAAGTTAGGCTTCTTCGCCAGATTGTTTGCAATATCAAGAAAACATTGTCCAATATAGTTGGTTGCACCTGGAGGCTTAATGCCTTCCTTCTTGGCTTTTGTAACAGCAGTCTTGTGTATAACAAGTTCTTCTAAAAACCGTTCATTGTCGATATAGTGATTGCCTTCTCGTTTTTTAGCCATTGTATCTCCGTGTTGTTGTGTGAACTATAACACCATTCCCCCACATAGTAAAGAAGATTGTCTGAAGAATCTTTTTCGTTTTGTGAAATCAAAGACAATTTACCAAAGTCTGATACTAGATACTCTTGAGTTTAAAGAGAACAATAGTACCTATAGAGTACTACTAAGTATCTTCTTAGATAATTACTAAGAGAGTACTTAAGGTACTTAGAGTACTAGAGCCGAGGGTCTCCACCCCAACCAGGGAACTCATCAACATCGTCCTCGTGTTCCATATCATCTTCCTCATCATCGTCATCGTCTGTTTCTAGACCTTCGACTGTCTTTGTTCCATCAATCAGTCCACTTTCAATCATGTCTCCAAGGATATCTGAGTGAATTTTTGCTTGGCTATAATCTGCAACTATGTCCCTATTTGGTTTCATGATACACATGATTGCTTTCTTTGAAACAATATAGTAATCATCTTCGCTGAACTCAATCCAATCTCTTAACATGACTGTAACCTCTTGGGGTACATTCTTTTTTTGATTTGGAAGAGCAACGGCAAGAAGAACCATCGGTCTCTCAAACACATACGATTGAGTTCCCGCATTGGATATTCCTGTCACTAACATTTCACCTGTCATCATCTTTATCAGTTTGATGGGGTAGAATTGTGTCATGTGTTCTCCTTCTTGGGTCTTTTTATTCGCATTTCAATTGGCAATTTAACCAACCTGTAGCGGAATTGCTCAGACTCGTATATTTTTACACGCTTCAAAAAGTGTTGTAGCGTGTAATTAAGGTTTTCGCCGTGGTGTAAATCATCTGCGATGTCATACAACTTGGCAATATGCTTCCCATCACACTTTCTCAATTGCCGACCAATACTCTGTAAGACTCTAATTCTGCTTTTTGACGGACTCGCAAAGATTACATTTTTGAGGCTGCGAATATTGATTCCCGTGCTAAAGGTTCCATAAGAGGCAACGATGATTGCATTCTCTTCTTTCTCTACAATACTGCGAATACCTTCTCGCTGCTCCAATTCAGTTTCTCCTGCTACAAAAAACACTTTGCGGTTTTCTATTACGGTTGTAGCAGTTTTCTTGATTAACTCATAAAGTGGTTTACCGTGTTTCTCAACATAGTTAAACAAAACAAGAGTATTACCACGGGTTGCTGCTGCTAAAAATGCAATAAACTCGTTTCGTTTATCACAGTTTATCAACCAATCAATCTCATTGTGGTAGTCTAGACCACATACTGCTTTTCGGACTTCCATTGGATATCGCAACATAAGACATTCAATTCTCAAATTGGTTAAGAGGTTTCGATCCATTAGTTCCTTCGTCGTGATGACACGATGTACAGGCCCAAATAAACCCTCTATTGCTAATTTGTGGATCTTGCTTCCATCAAGTGTTCCTGTAAGTGCAATCCGATATGGACAATCAATCAACTTGTTCATTATTGTGGTGAGTGATTGTGACTTGAAGAGGTGTGCTTCATCGCCAATAACAACTTCGAAGTTATCAAACCATGCACGGGGCAATTTGTAGATACTTTGCCATGTAGAAATAACAATCTGTTTCTCGGTCAACTTAGATTCACCACCGACTATACGGTGACAATTTTTGTCTGCATTCCAATTTGTGGTACCCGAGTAATCCTTAAAATCAGAATACAACTGTGCAACTAACGAGATGGTTGGGACGATTATTAGTATTTTTCTGTTTGGGGCAATTGCATTTTGGTAGTATCTTATCATCGAATAGATTGCAAGACTCTTCCCGCTAGCCGTGGGTGATAACAGCACACAGCGTGATTGATTGAGTGCATGACACACCGCATCGATTTGGTGATCGTGCGGTTCCAAAGGCTTTCCATCAGCAGTCGGGTTCAGCGACTTGATGAATCCTTTGACCTTCTCACAATCAAACTTGATCTCAGGTTGTGATACAGAAGAATCGACCCGCAACTCATAGTTTCGATCCTTTGCAAATGTTGCAAGGTAGTCCATGAGTCCCGATGGCAGAAGCCCTGAGTATGCGTTAAAGAGTCTTATCTTGCCATCCCACACTCGCCGCTTGTACGCGGGTGTGTATTTGGCACCTGGCACATCAAATGTAAAGTACTCTTGAAGTTCATGAGCAATCCCATTCTCCGTAACAACACGAAGATATGCGGTGTTCATAATACGAACTTCAATCACGGCCATTCAGGTATTTAGGTTACCCCGCTCATGAACTTTCGCCACTCGATGGCATTGCGAATCAGCCATTGGCGGTTGTTGATGCCCTTGATGATGCTGTCCAAGAAATCAACCTTTGCATTTTGCATATCAATCTTTGAACTCAATCGGACTAGATCTTCATCTGAATCCATGTATGTGTCCATGTCCTGTCGGAGGATGCGATGTCCAAACGGCTCCCACCCCAACTTAGTCAGTTCATCGTGAGACATCTTGCCGTTGTAGTATTCCCACTTCTGTTTGCGGATGATCTTCCAATCGGCATCCAACTTCTTGAGAATTAGAGATTCATCGTGGTAGATATTAAGATATTTACCGTGCAACTGTGGGGTGCGAATCGACTCATCGCCGAGTTCGGTTCCGTCAATTTTTAGGTCTGCTTCGACCATTTCTTTGATTCGTTCGATGTTCATTTGTTGTATTCTAGCACAGTATTCGACAAATGCAATACATACTTATGTGAAAGTCCTTGGCATTGACTACTCTATGACATCACCCGCTGTCACGCTGATAGACGGCGACCGAGCCACCTGTTGGTTCTTGACATCAGTAAAACGAAATCAGGTTACACGAACTTTTGGATTCATTACCTGTATTGGAGAACCACAGATAGACTTTCTGTCCCCCGAGCAAAGATATGATTCAATTTCTACTTGGGCAGTTTCCAAATGCAAAGTCGATGCTGATGCCCTTGTAATCGAAGACTATGCCATGGGAGCCAAGGGAAAGGTTTTTCATATCGGTGAGAACTGTGGATTGCTTAAACATAAACTATGGAAAGAGAAAATACACTTCCACATGATTGCCCCTACCGCCCTCAAGAAATTTGCTGCTGGTAAAGGCAACGCAGACAAATGTGTGATGCATGCCGCATTCAAAGAGCAGACAGGAATTGATCTTATGGTATCAATGGAGAAAGAAAGCAAGGACTGTGGAAGTCCTGTCTCTGATATAGTTGACTCTTACTTCCTTGCGCGGTATGCTATTACGAAGCAACCACAGAAGTAGCGATATCGGGGAATGCCTCTTGTACAGTCTGCTTGGACAACCCATAGCCATACACAAAAGTTCCCGAAATGAGTTCCTTGATCATCTGTGCTTCGTCAGGATGAACTGCTTCAAGGATCTGAATCAGAAGAATGTCTTTTCGTTCTTTTGGAAGGTTATAGGACTCTTTGAAGATGTAAAGTCGCTTGCTCTCTTGGAACAGGCTCGATACAGTCAAGCCTTCGGGGGCTTGATCGGGAGTATAGGGGGGAAGATCGCTTCTGTACCACCGTGCATTGTCAAAAAATGCATAGTGCAGCAACTGCTTCAGGGCGTGGCTTCCGTTTTCCCGCAAAAGGCGAACCGTGTCTTCGCGGTTCTTTGTAGTTTGCGAGATTTTCTTCAGTACTTCGGGAATTGTCAGGGTGGTTGGCATAATGTACCTCTTCTGTTCTTATTTAGCAGACCACTTGACAGGATCTAAATTCGTGGTATACTTAACACAATCGCAGTTTAATTGAAAGGCTACACACATGGAAAACAACACAAACAAGCAATATACGACAACTCCCCCACAACAAAAAGTTTGGCTCCGAGAAGAGCGAAAAACTGCTATTGTTCGGCGGGTAGAAGTCCACCCAAATTGGGGAAAGCAGTATTTGGTCACCACCCACAGCAGCGAGTGGGGGCCTGATACATATTGGGTCAAAGAACAGAACATCGAACAAATGGGAGCGCACCGCAATGGCTAAGGCAAGTAAAATCGTCCGCAAAAGAGAAGTAAAGACAGTCAAGATGGAACCTGAATTGGCACCCGATGCCAAGCCTATTGACTTAACTTTCAATGACATCAAGTTTGATGCATCATACAATGCCCCACGGCAATACACCATGCTGTGTTCTGCGGGAAGATATGATGCCGAGTCTTGGCTTGGTCTTGGTTGGGCAATTATCAAACACCGATTGTGGCACCTTTGGAATGACCACTCCTTCAAGGACTGATATATGAACATCTTCGTAGTACAATCTTCACCGCATGATGCGGCACACGATCTTTGTGACAAACATGTTGTGAAGATGATTGTTGAAAGTGTGCAAATGCTTTCTACGGCACATCGTGTGCTTGATGGCGAACCAACGATTCGTATTTCCAAGAGTGGTCGCAAGATCAAGCATTGGGTTCACCCCGAATACGACAATCGACTTTGTCTTGCTACAATGGTAAATCATCCATGTACTCGTTGGGCAATGGAGACATCGTGTAACTACGATTGGCTATGGCAACATGCATCAAGTCTCATGTTTGAATATACAAATCGATACCACAAAAAACACTCCATGCATGATCTATTGAGTGTTCTTTTCAGTTGCCCTCAAAACATCAAGATTGGTTCATTAACACCATTTGCACAGGCAATGCCCGAGCAATACCGATGTAAAGATGCTGTTACTGCGTATCGCAATTACTATATCGGCGAAAAGAAGCGTTTTGCCAAGTGGGCTAAGACACCCGTTCCATCATGGTTTGTTAACGAAGTTGGATAAATAGAATACTCACTATGCCAAACTATGATTATATCTGTCATGCATGTGACCACAAGTTCGAAGAATTTCTTCGGATGAAGGATCACGATAAGCCATGCAAAAGCCCCTGTCCGAAATGTGGTAAGAAAGAAGTGGAGCAGTATATTCCAACTGCGCCTCCCGTTATTGATCCCGTTAGGTTGGGTGTTCTTAAACCCGACAGCGGCTTTAGGGAAGTTATTTCCAAGATCAAATCAGCGCATCCTCGTCATGGAATGAAAGATTATTAACAATGAACACAAATGATGCGAAACAACTCGTTTCGGTAGAAGCAGATGGGGTCGGACGCTACTACCAATCGCCAACTAATGGTAAGTGGTACCCATCAGTAACCACGGTGGTCAATCACGAAGATGCCGCGAAGTGGAAGAAGTGGCGAGAGAATCCCGAGAACGACAAGAAGTCGCGAATGGCGATGAATCGTGGAAACAAATTACACACCTTGGTTGAAGAATATCTCAGAAACAATGTTGTTCCCAAGGAGATCGGTGATCGCGTACACTTCGATCCGATCCTACCCCTTTTGGAAAACATAGGAGAGATCTATGCAATTGAAAATGGTCTGTGGTCAGACAATCTGATGCTTGCGGGACGAACTGATTGCATTGGTGAATATTGTGGAGAACCCGCTATTATTGACTTCAAGACTGCATCGAAAGAGAAAAAGCGATCTTGGATTACTAACTACTTTCACCAAGCATCCGCATATTCATACATGTGGGAAGAACGAACGGGCACACGAATTGAGCGGCTTGTTGTGCTAATAACAACAGATGAAGGTACTGCTCAAGAGTTTGTCGAACATCGCAGAGACTTTAAAGAAGGATTGGCAAATGTCATCCGATCCTATTGGGCAAAAAACAATTTTAAGAGAGTACAGGAGATCGCCAATGAGTTGGCTCAAAAGACTGTTTGAAAGATTTGGTTGGACATTCACGCGCGTGGACGAGGCTGTTGTTCCTCCTACGGAAGAGCGATATCATTGCATCCGTTTTATGACAGATAAAGGAGAACAGATTGGAATTCTCCTAACAGCCGACGAGTTTGAAGTTGGCATCAATCGTTGGGTTGATAGCATTGGAGAGATGCCAATTGAAACCGCAGATCCAACAGAAGATGAGAGTGTTCCATAATGGGTTCAATTATAAATATCGAAGAAACATTCAGCAAAGAGATTGAAGAACTTTGTAAGAATCGAAAGGAGGGCAAATACATCGATGCCATTCTTGAACTGTGTGAGAAGCACGGCATCGAACCCGAGTCGGTCGCCAAGTTGGTCACAAAGCCGATTCGGGAAAAACTGAAGGCAGAGTTTGAGGATCGAAATATGTTAAGGGGAATGAAGAAATCTTCAAAATTGCCCCTTGACTAATACAAAAATACGCATTATACTTAGTTAAATCATTTTACACAATACAAAGGAGATACAAAACATGTCAGGATTCGCAAGCATGAAGAAGAACGCTCAGTCAAGCATCGACAAGTTGTCGAAGGAAATGAGCAAGAGCAGCGACAAGAAGAACTATGATGATGATCGCTTTTGGTCGCTAGAGCGCGACAAGGCGGGTAATGGATATGCAGTCGTTCGGTTCTTGCCCCCCGTAGAGGGAGAGGACATTCCATGGGTTCGACTGTTCTCCCACGGATTCCAAGGCAAGGGCGGTTGGATGATTGAGAACTGCCCGACCACCGTTGGGAAGAAGTGCCCTGTATGTGAGGCAAATAACGAACTTTGGAACAGCGGTCTCGAATCAAACAAGGGCATCGCCCGTGATCGTAAGCGCAAGTTGTCTTACATTGCCAATATCCTTGTGGTGAACGATCCAACAAATCGTGATAACGAAGGCAAGGTTTTCCTCTACAAGTTCGGAAAGAAGATCTTTGACAAGTTGCAGGAGGCAATGAACCCAACCACGCCTGATGAAACCAAGATCAATCCGTTTGACTTTTGGCAAGGTGCAAACTTCAAGTTGAAGGCTCATCTTGAATCGGGTTATGTTTCATACGAGAAGAGTGGATTTCAAGCCCCATCAGAATTGTTTGATGGCGATGACAAGCGTCTTGAGTCGGTATGGAAGACACAGCATGCGCTACAGCCATTCGTCACACCCGATCAGTTCAAGTCTTATGAGGAACTGAAGGGTCGTATGGATCAGGTACTTAAGGGTGGCGCAGTAGAAGGTTCCGCTGCCCGTGCGGAAGATGCAGAGCCTGAAGACTTTCGTAGCAAGATGAAGTCTAAGTCTGCACCCGTTGCAGAAGAGACTCCTGCAAAGAAGTCTCATAGCAAGGCACCCAAGTCAGAGGATGAAGGCGAAGATGCATTTGCCTACTTTAAGAAGTTGGCTGATGACGATGATTGATTCGTAAGCAACCATGCCGTGGACGCATATCAACTGCCACTCAGAAATGGGTGGCGGTTGTTTTTATAGGGCGGGACATTCCTGAAACAACAAAGCGCGAAGTGTAGGTTCTGTATTTCTATTGTTTGTTGGGAACATTACATTGCTCTCGCCACCACCACCACCCGAAATGTTTGTTGTTGTCGGTGCATTGACCACAGCAGTTCCACCTTGGTTGGCTGCTTCCATTCTCGCATTAGAATTATTTGTAGTAGCATTGTTAACTGTGCTTGCCGCATAACTTGGCGCGGCGAATTGAACTTTTCCACTTGGTGTTGCAATTGGAGTGACCGATGAATCGGCGAATTCTACTGTACCACCTGGAACACTTGTTGCAACATTAGATGAAATTGTATCTGCGCTTTCCTTTGCATCTTGGACAATTTCAGCACTCTTCTCTACAGCAAGTTGAAGACCATCGCCACCCGCGCCACCCCCCAAGGCTTCCTTGATATACCCACCCACTATTGGCAATTCGCCCAATCCATCGGCGATTGAGTTTATAATTCCTGCAAATAAATCAATAAGTTCCGTGTAAAGCCATGCGCCAAAATTTACAACATCTGCCAATATTTCACCGCTTGAAATATATTCCCACAGCGACATGAAAGCACTATAAGTCAACTCGGCCAACTTAACAAGCATCTCCACAATGAACTTATTGATTTTGTAAGGTAAAACTACGAATAAATTAAAGGCTGTCTTTACTATCATGATGACATAAGAGACTATGTTTTTCACCATTGCGGTAATTGCGATTTGAATCACCTTGAAGATCTTGCTAAAGATAGATCCATCTCCCTTAAAAACAGCCATTATCCGAGAGAATGTATCCACAAAGTTTGTGTAGACCTTTTGGAAGAATTCTACTATCGGCTCAAATACACCCGCGATCCCATCAAACACATCTCCCATTGTTGTATTGAAAAAGTTAAAAATGTCTTGGAAGTCGAGAAGTCCAAATGTCAATCCACTAATCATCTGTGCAATAGCACCCATGATGAGACCTTTAATGTTGCCCAATTGTTGGAATCCCTTATATGCTCCGTAAACCGCATCGACTGCAAGTTGAGCATAGAAAAAGAATTTGCCAAGAACGCGGAACCCAAATTTAAAGGCTGCTCCAAATCTTCCTAAGAATGGGAAAAGGGTAGCAAGCCCCTTTCCAAACCCACCCAATTTAGTTCCGATACCGCTAAAGATCTTTCCGATGCCTCCACCAATACCACCCAATTTTCCAAAGACTCCTCCGATTGCTTTACCAATTCCAAATGGGAGATTGGTAAGCAGACCTAAAACGCCTTTGAGAATGTTGAAGATAAACATAACCTTGTAAAAGATATATCCAAGAACTGCACCAACGCTGACGGCTAGGATTAGAAGTATGGTTTTGAACCAACCATCTTCCTTCTTGAACATACCCCCCATGGTGTCATTAAGGATTGCAATCGAATCTGTGAACTTTTGTGCCCACGCAGGGACATCGTTTACTGCTTCTGCTTCCTTTTCTGCCAACCTCATATCACTCTCTTTTGCATTTTCTAGCATTGCAAGTTGAGTTGCATTGAGACCCTCAAGACCTTTCATAGTGTCTTGGTGTCTCTTAATCAAATTTGCGTCGGCTTCTTTACCTTCACTACTACCAACATCAATCCTTGCAGCGGCATCTTTGGATACCTTTTTCTCTTCTACAATTTTGAGAATGCGCTTGTTTCGTTGCTCATCAAGTTCTTTGGTAAACTTCTGTTCAAGCCGCTGTTGAATTAACGATTTCTGTTGATAAACAAACTGTTCTTTGTATCGTTTGATATCGCTGTCGCTTGCCTCTTTGTTTTTTGTTTTATAGAGAGCGACAGCCTTCTCGGTCAATCCGCCAATATTATCAATCTCTTTTTTGATATCACCAATACCAACAACACCACCCGCCTGTGCGAGTTGTTGAGCAATCTCGGTTGTTGATAATTCATCTGCTAGTTTTTTGGTTTCTTGTGCAAATGCTTGCTGTGCTTCAAAGACGGCTTCTTGTTGTCTGAGTGCCTCTGCCCGAACATCTGACGAATTTGCATCTCTCAATCCCTCAGCCATTTCACCCAATGCTTTTGACAGTTCTTCGCCCGACTCTTTTGCTACAGTAGCGTTAGCAGCATCTAGTTCTTTATTTGACTCAAGAACTAAATTTGCTGCTTCTCCGTATGCTTTGCTCATCCCCGCAGCAATTTCGGGATCGAACTCTCTCATCGCATCGCGCAAGTCTCTCATACCAAACAAAGCAGACTGTCTGGCATCTCTTTCATCGCCAATCAGTTTCGTATTGGTCATCAATGCATCTGATACATCAAAGAAACTTTTTTCGGTCTCGCGGTGTGCTTCTCGAAGACGCTCAACATCATCAACATATTTGGCTTGCATTGCTTCGGTTTCAGCAAGCCACTCGCCTTGAGTGTTTTTATACTTCTGTGTTTCGGCATCCAATTTCTTTATACCGACCGTGATACTGTCTCTAGCCTTTTGTTCGTCTAGGGACGCTTTATTAAGGTCGGCTTGGAGTTTCTTCTGTGTTTCTAGTACTTTTTTAGATTCTTCGATGGTCTTCTTGAGGGATTCCATTTCAGCAAAAAACTTGTCGAACGCCTTTGTTGAGGCCTCATTCGACACGGGTGGTCTAAGCCCGTCTTGGTTGTTTGGTGGTGTAGGATTGCCTTGTGTTGGTTCAGCCATCTATCTGTCCTTTATCCCCGTTGACTCTTCAGAGATTCCATTCGTTCCTTTTCTTCTTTCAAATGCTGCATCAACAAATCAATATAAACCCTCCGCTCCCATGGCATCATGCTCTCTAGATCAACTAGCGTGTAGTTGAAGTTTTGCATCATCGCAAAGTTCACAGAGAGCATGTTGAAAAGATTATCATGGGTGGAGGCTAGGAGAAAAAACTCGTGATTCCTCTCAAAACGATATCATTTTCATGATTGCAATGCTTGCAATTGAAGTTTACCTTTTTCTCCAACTTGGGCATCGTTTCGATGAATGCAAAAAGTTTCTTGAACTGTTCCTGTGTCATCTCTTCGATGAACGAACGAACTTCATTTGGATCCATCTCAGATGCATTGAATATCTTCTCTCCCTGATATACCTTGTCGATGGACTTGATTAAAATTATGAAAGCCTTTTCGATATCGGGTTGGTCTTCAATTTCCTTCAAGTCATCAACAGTTGGATATCGCATTACTACGCTGATGTCCCCAACGATGGGAATGATCTTCTTATGAGTTGGATCGTTGGTTGGTTGGATTTCCTTAAGATTAATTTCAACCTCAGTTGGCAAACCACACTTGTTGCACTTGATGCTTGGCTTTGCAGTCTCGCCTACAGATTGGCTACGGAGTTGAAGAAACAGATACTCCATGTCTGTAAGTGGCAATTTGAACACATCTACGGTTCCGTTTGTGCACGCAGATATGACTTCTCTGATCGCAGAATTAATAGTCTTTTCGTCCTTGCTTTCTGCCGCCATAAGAAGAATCTTTTCCTCTTTAACGATGAATGGGCGATATTCGACTTTTTTTCCGCTGATGGGAAGGGTTGTATGTGACTTGGGGGTTGAAGCAATAAGTCCTGCGAGTGACATCGTGATCTCCTATTATAAAAAGTTATGGATTAAATCCGTTTCCAAAGAATCCTGCACCAAAGAAACCTTGAGTCTGAGACAAGAGAGTCAGACCCAAGTCAAGTCCACCCTGTCGGGGGGTGGCATATACTACTCTGCCATCCACACCTCGCGGTAGATCGGTTACCTGATATTCCTCTAGTTGCTTGACATAAGACTCTAGGACGCTGCGTTGTTGCTGTCTGAGGGCATTGAATGCACCGCGTTCCGCAATCGTACCAAGGGCAAATCCATTGACCGCCTTGTCGATCCCCGCTTGGCTTGCCGTAAGGATATCTTTGAATCGATCTCGCTCGATAACGGGATATCCTGTGTCGGTAACCGTGGGAATAATCCGACTGGAGCGAATTGTCTGTTCCTGTAGAGGAATCATATCGTGATACATGAATCCAATATCCGAGAATAGTGGTTCGGTTACATTGTTATAGTTGAGATTCCCACCGTTTACATTCAAGGAGAACGGATACACATCGGTAAATTTATATCCAACTATCTGACCTTGCTTCATGGCTTCCATAGCCATGGCAAAGTTTTGCACATGATTCGGGAGAAGAAGGAGATATATGAAACTGTCTTTGGCGTAATCGTCATAAAACTTCCATGCCCGTGTGTATGGGTCTTGGATATACCGTAACCATCCCTCAAAGAACTCTTTTTCAAACATGTCCGTTCCAACATTGAATTGCACCTTGATGCCTGATGCATTGTTGGTGTTTCTTTTGTAAGGAAAGACACGGGTTGGCCCCGCGTTGATGTAGTTTTGCTCGGTGCTATACCAAGTCTGTTCGTTGAGGTTTATCGATTTGCATGTAGTAGCCAATCGGGCAACATCTGGAACAAAACGCATTCCAAGAGCATCACGCACCTGTTGATTTGGAAATACCATAGTCAACCAACGATTTCCTGCCGCCCATCCCGTCTCACGCGCCCGCCCGTAGACGGTGTCTTGAAACGATGGTTCGGGATTCTTGACATATGATTGATATGCCGCTCTTGCCCTTGCCGCTTGTAGATTTCCTTTGATATCCATAGTTCTATAAAGTATCTATCATGCCAAAGCCCAAACATCTGTGCGACTTGCGCCCCTGAACTTGTCTAGGGGGAAGAACGGAACCATTTTCCATTCTTGGGGCTGAATATAAGCAACATTCGACACGATGTGGTTGTAGTAATATCGCTTGATGCAAGGACGAAACGCTTTCATTTTTGCGCTGTTCTTGAGTAGGGCATATGTGATGCGAAATTCTACGGATGTATTGTTTTTGTTAACCCAATTTGGATCGGACACATACTTGAGGAGTTTGTTTAAAAAATCCGCTCTCGCCGCAGGAGGTAGATAGTGAAGATTTAGTCCTAGGAATCCTCCCTTTTGGGGACAGAGAATGATAGTCACGGGAAACTCATCCCAAAACATAAGTTCGTCTTTGGTTTTTGGACTGTAGCCGAAGAAGACCATGTTTCCTGGAGTCATCCTTTTCCGAACAAGCCTCTTCCCCTGTTCGATGAAAAGATCTTGTTTCATCGTAGTCTTGATTTTGGACAAGTTGTTTGCCAACCACCGTGTTGCTCTCTCGTCCCCCAAGTTGAAATTGGTGGTGTTTCGAAATTGGTTGACTACTTTGTTTACCTGTTGTTTGGTCATTTTGCATTCTTTCCAAAGATATTGTCTTCAGTAAGGAGTCTGAATTTCCAACCTCTATCGACACAATAATCCTCAGCCGCTGCCCATTTTGCCGAATTTATCATCCAATTTCTAATCTCAAATAATTTGGACTTGGATATCCGCTTTGATTTTGGTTGCTCAGGTTTCACAGTTTGTTTTTTTGGCTTAACTTCAATCAAGCACTCTTCAATAGCCCCATCGGGTTTTTTCAACCGCACCCAAAAGTCAACAAAATAGCGATGTCGCCTTCCGTCAATAGGAGAAATGTAGGGAATGACAACCTCCTCCGATGACCATTCGACCACAGAGTCGTTTTCATCACAGAAGGTCATAAACCTTCGTTCCCACGAAGATCTGTAGAAGCACATGCTTGAATTGCCCTTGTACTTCTGCGGACGCTTCGGTGTGTACTTTCCTTTGTACGAGTTTCCAGATGTAATGACAGTATCTCCCGTATCTACTATTTATAGAAACCCTATAAATACACCATATGGCAGAAGGCAACAACGCTAATATTGGAAGTGGTATACGGGACATTCAGAGCCGCGTGGAGGGTTTACTTCGGAAAAAATCATCCGCATTCGAGGATAAACTCTTCAATGATGGTCGTGGTGGTACAGTTGACAGGCTCCTCTCATCACGGGCTGCGGGATACTACAAGTACCCATATGACCTTTTAACAGATCCATCGCACCAAAGTATCATGTGTATAGAAATATGGGAAAACAATCCCCAATTCCTATCTACAAAACGAGAGGCATTCGCTAAGTTTGGTGAAAGTATTTTGGGCAAGTTAAAAGGTGCCCAAAAGGCAGCGGAGGCGAATGCAACCCCCGAGGAAAAATCCGATGTCATGGGAATGGTAACTAATGCCGCTGGCGCACTTCTGTCGGGGGTAGGTGTAATTTTTGACACAGCAAAACAAGCATTTGCTGACGGTAACCTGAAGGGGCAAGGCCGTGGTCGAGACTCTTACACAGAAGAACAGACAGGATTGGCAGGAGGTACCGCGCCCATACTTCAGCGTATATACCTGTACATGCCCACAGGATTAGAAGTTGGGTATTCGATGACATATGAGGACGCAAACATGTCGGGTCTTGATGCATTGAAACTTCCTAAAGCACTTGCGGGTGGAGGGGATGCTGCGGCTGCAAGAGATATTGGTAAAAAAATTGGAATGGCAAATCTGAAGGTTTTGGATGTATTGGGTGATTTGGTCGGTGCGGAAGCGGGAACATTTGCAAAATTTGCATCTGCACAACAGAGACAAGTTGTCAATCCCATGTCTTTGCATCTATTCAAAGAGGTAAAACGCCGCGAATTTAACTTTTCTTATACTTTTCTTCCTAGAAACCGCGAGGAAGTGAAGACCTGTCACGAAATCATTGGTCTGTTGAAGTTCTTTTCTCACCCCGCCCGTGCTGAAGGATCAGGTCGGTTTCTTGATTACCCCGCAGAGTTTCAAATTAAGTTTCTTACCGCAGATGGTCTGCAAAACGGGTATCTGCCATATATCCATAAGTGCGCTCTAACAGGCGTAAAGGTAAAGTATGGAGAGGAAACCACATTCACCACATTTGAAACAGACGGATTTGGTGCAGCACCAACAAAAATTATAATGGACTTGGCGTTCAGCGAACTTGAAATCCTCACCCGAGACAGATTTGGTTGGGAACTAGGCAATATGCCATCATCTTAAGGTAATTCATGGGATACTTCAACTTTCTACCTAATGTTGGCTATACGGATGACAGGGGCAATCTAGTTCTTGTCAAAAATATCCTCACACGCGCCAAGATACTGGACATCATCAAGGAAACTCAGGCTACCGCCTTGGAATATACGATCCGTGATGAGGAGCGTCCCGAGACCATTGCCAACAGAGTTTATGGAAGATCGGATTATCATTGGATGGTCTTGATGTTCAACGAAATTTTAGATCCATATTTTTCTTGGCCTTTGAGCATTAATGAATTTGAAAAGCAGATGGAGAATGTGTATACAGGAAAGAGCCTGTTCATATATCCACCATTGTTGTGGGACTACAACAAAGGAAGGCTCCCGTCTGGAAAAATCACACCTTTAGATCGTCGAGTTCCACATTTTGAAGTTGGCGATAGAATCGAACAAGTAGACTTCAGGGGAAATATAATTTCTACTGCAACGGTAAAGTCTTGGGATCCAACTTTATATAAAATTGAAGTTGCGGACATCAATGGTGTGTTTGCAATACAGCCAAATCTTCAGAGACTTGCGGGAAATGCCATTGGAAGACCCGAAGATATCACACATGATTTGTTTACGACAAATCGAAATGGAAAACGAATCGCCGCTCAACTCATCAGATTTACCGATGACAACCGATACAGTCTGCATCACTTTCAGAAAGAAGATGGCGAGATTGTGTCGCCTCTCTACAGACCCGTGACGCTAACAACTGATCAATTTCAAAGAGTAATAAGAAACGAAAGCCCATCCGCTTTGATTGATCGGTATACATTGGGAAACACAGAACTGATTCCTTTGGGTGTCGATGACAACAACGAAGATATGGGATATGCAATTAGTACATTGAACATCAATCACGAGGAAGTTCGTAATGATGCAAAGCGGAATATAAAGGTGATGCGTCCCGAATATATTGACCCGCTTCTGAGAGATTTTAGGCGGCTATTCCAAGTGAACACATGAGGTAATTCGTGGTAGAGTCTACAGACACAATGGTTAAGCCTGGTGATGTTGTGATCGATGAGATCACACTCCGATCCTATTCGGGATTTACAATGAGTCTCAAGGGAATCTTTGAGAACTTCATTGTCTATGAGGACATCTTTAGTAATTGTATGTCGGGCAGCATTACTCTGATTGATTCAATGAACATCGTGAAGAACTTCCCGATCATTGGAGCAGAGACGCTGACGATCATTTATAGATCTCCCATGGGAGGCGGCAAGCCAATCAAATTGGTGTTCAGAACCTATAAGATTTCCGTGCTTACCGAAACGGCTCAGGAAGCCACACAGATGATTCGGGTTGAATTTGTTGCAACACAGGCAATCAAAAGCATGCAAACAAAAGTTTCAAAATCATATCGAAACATGACCGTTTCGAAAATGGCAAAGAACATTTTTGATGAATTTTTGGCCGTTGATAACGGAGAGAACAATGGGCTTATATCTGCGCTAGCGGGCGGTGCTGCCGTTGGTGGCTTAGTTGGTGGTGCAGTCCTCCCGTTGGTCGGATCGGTCGCAGGAGCCATCGTGGGCGGTGCTATAGGGCTTGCGCGGGAAGTGCTAGACGATGACAAAATCCATTTGGCCACGATAATCGAGACCTTTGACAATCGATCATATGTAATCCCTTATTGGTCTCCCCTGTATGCAATCAATTGGTTGGCACATAGAGCAAGAGCAAAGTCAGATACTTCGATGTGTGATTATGTGCTTTTTCAGAATTCAGATGGGCATCATTTTATGCCACTCTCAGCATTAAAAACAGCAGACCCATCTTTCACATACACAAATTATCCCGAAGGTTTCCGCAGCGACGATGGTGCAAGAATGCTTGAATCTGAATTGCGAAATATTCACTCTTTGATTGTTGAAGATATGACCGACAAAATCAAACAGCAGAACTTGGGGATGCTTGCGTCTGCGGTAATGACCCACGACATGACAACAAAAACATGGGGTACAACTCAATTTAAGTATGACAAGTCTTTCATGAATGATGCGGCACACCTTGAAAAGAACCCACTAGTACCGATGGAAAAAATTGATTACACAGATGCGGTTGAATCTCATATTAGATTCTATCCCAAATCTTCATATTCAATGGCAGGACTGATACAAGTTCACGATCCAGATGAAACAGTTTTGATAAGACAATCATTGCTGAATCAGTTGAACTCAATCAACCTGATAATTTCGTGTTATGGTGATACAAATGTTAAGGTGGGTCAGGTAATAGACTTCAAGACAATTTCGAAAGAAGCAACAAAAAAGCAAGACAACTATGAGGATGATTATCTCAAGGGTCGATACTTAGTGACCACTATTAAGCATATGGTTACTGATCGCGAACACACCATGACTATGACTCTTTCTAGAGATTCGTTCGCTGAACCAATCGCAGATTATAAGAAGGCTGACCTAGCATTGGAGACATCATGAGCAGTAACCAAGAACCTTTAAGAGCAGACTACATGGGCAAAAATGGCTTCGTGTGGTGGCAAGGTGTTGTAGAAGACATCTATGATCCCTTAAAGTTGGGGCGCATCCGCGTTCGTGTGCTTGGATGGCACACAGATGATAAGGCACAAATCCCAACACAAGATTTACCATGGGCACATGTTATAATGCCCGTAAATAGCGCGAATGTTTCGGGCAAGGGGTGGTCTCCCACGGGATTGGTTCAGGGTGCATGGGTAGTCGGCTTCTACAGAGATGGTATGAACTCGCAGGAGCCAGTTGTATTTGGAACGATTGGTGGTATCAATACTGTCAACATTCCCGTTCCAAACGAGTTGAGCAATTTGCCCAATCTTCCATTCGTAGATCCCGAAGACATTAAGAGAATCTATACCAACGAGATTGAGAGCAGGAAAGCACAGATCATCGAGTCGTTGGACGAAGCAAAGAATGATGTGGGAATTAAGCCATATCAATTGCCAAAGAACCCAACGGTGGATGTCAATAGAGGTTTTGCTGATCCGCAGGGTCTTTACCCGCTGATTTCTCGCATGGGAGAAGCAGACACAAATCGATTAGCAAGAAACGAGCAGATCGAAAACACAATTGTTCAAAAGAAAAAGGACAACTTGAATTTCTCCGTTTCGGCTCTCTATGGATTTTGGTCAGAGCCTGAGACACCGTATGCAGCACAATATCCATTCAATAATGTATATGAGTCTCAGGCGGGGCATGTTATTGAGTACGATGACACACCTGGTGCAGAACGAATGCATTGGTATCATTGTTCAGGCACATTCACCGAAATTCATCCCAAGGGAAGTGAAGTTCACAAGGTAGTTGGGAATGCATGGGACATCACACTCAACGACAAGATGGTACTCATCAAGGGTAACTGCTCATACAATGTAGATAAGACAATGAAGATCATGATGGGCAAAGATTTGGAAATTGAAGTCATGGGTGATACCAAGATGTACGCACATGGCAACATGACTGTAGATGTTCGTGGTAACTTCTTACAGAAAGTATCAGGAACATACACACTTTCGAGCGAAGGAAATATGGTGATAATGGCTCCCCGAATCGATCTAAACCCCGAGGGCGAGAATGCATCGAATGTGCAAACCCTTATGGATAAGGTTCGCGGATTGGTCAATGGACTGATACAGAAACTAAGCCCAACTGATCTGCAAATAAGAAACAAGGACTGATATGTCGTTCGCAAGACCAAATCTGTCAATTCCGATTGCTAGTAGCATACCCTCAACAAGTACACAGGGATCTGTGTATTCAGCAGACGAGATTGAAACT